TCGGGCTATCGTCATCTTACACCGCCGGGTCGGTTTCCAAAGTGGGTATGCGCTGCGCGTCGCAAGTAGAGCGGTACGCGCGCGGGATTGATCGCCTCGTCAGCGCCGCGCTCGCGCGCGGGCATGCTGGAAAAGCGGAGCTTGCGCGAGCCGCGCCGGGTGATCTCGGCGATGTAGGTCGTCGAGGTCGCCAGGTCGGTCGCCATCCACCAGTTAGGCGGGAACGGGATGTGGGCCATGAGTCACTCGCTCGGAAACAGCTCTGCGAGCGAGGCACCTGCCGCGCTCACCTTGACCACGCCGTCGCCGGCAACGGCATAGCCGCTGCCGATCTCCGGATGCTTGCCAAGGCGGTTCTGGGCTGCACGTTGTGCGCCGATCAGCGTCTTGAAGCGTTTGGTATTGCGGCAACCGTCGATGGTCGAGAAGTAGAGTTTGATGTCGCGTGCTTCGTTGGTCATGGTCTTTGTGTCCTTTGAACGATCCTGTCTCATTCAGACGCCGGGGGATCAGGTCCGGACATGAGACCCGGGGGGCGTGAGCCCCCCGAGCCTTTCGACTACATCACCGCGCGGAGCTTTGGACCATTCTGACGAACGGCCAACCGCTTGCGCCTTGACTTCCAGCCCTTCCGCGCGGCCACCGACCGCGTGTTGACGGGCTCAGCAACCGGCTGCTGCTCAGCAACCGGGACGGTGACGACCTTGGTTTCGATTTCGGGCTTTCGTTGACGGGCAAAGAGCGCTCCGGCAAACCAGCACACAATGAACGATCCGTAGTCGATGGTCAGAGGCAGCAGCCAATCGGGTTGCTTCCAAGTCGTCTCGGTCACGGCCTTCGTCTGCTTGCTCGTCACTTTCGTGGTGGCCGTCTCAACGTCCGCTTTCGCGGAGGTGATCGCCGCCTCGTAACGAGACAGGCAACCCGCGTCGCAACCTTGCACCTTCTTGGTCGAAGTGCGCGGAAGCTTGCGTGCTGCCCTGGCGTCGGCTTCGGCTCTTTCGAGCTTCGCCTTCGCCTCACTCAGCGAGGTCTCAGCCAGCGAGACTGCGGATCGCGCCGCAGTCCGCTCAGCCGCAGGAACGGCTCTCGCCGCTCCCACTCGCTCAGCCGCGCCGAAGAACAATGTCCCGGCGCAGAACAGAAAACCAACCCAGATCAAAACCGACTTGATCCGCATCCCAAGTTGCCAAGACACTTCCCCGAAGACGGGCAAGGCCGCAGCCATCAGACCGATCAACAGGGCCGCGAGAACGACGTAGTTCACGCAACCTTCCAGACCGTATGTGAACTCGAATTGTCCGTAGCACGCCAGCACGCCAGCCGAGACGCCCAACGCCGTTGCAAAGATTTTCATGTTTGCTCCTTTGAGAGAACAGGGCACATCGTTTTCACGACCCGGAAGCCCATTCCCGGGTGACCGTCGGGGCGCCTCGCGGCGCCCCGGGGTTTCTGTTTCAGTGTTTGATGACTTCGGCCTGCCAGCCGTGCTTGCGCCAGCGGGCCGCTTCCGTCTCGGCAAGGTCAGCGCGGCCACACCAGGCGGCTTGGCTGTATCCCTTGCGATCCGGCCACCCGTCGGCCGCCGGACGATCCGGCACGTGATGGACGACGGCGTGGGTGTAGGTGCGGGGCGACGTGCGGGTGTGTTCTTGTCCGCGGCTGTCGACCACGCGATACTTGATCTTCTTCATAGATAGTCTCCTTTGATAATCAATCGTGCGTCCTACTCGGGGCTCACGGCTCCAGCCTTTCTTGCCCGTTTCAGTTCACCCGGCCCCGGGGGTCTCCGTTTGGTCTATGACGACCGGGGCCTCAACTCTGTCTTACAGATAGTAATATAGGCCACCATGGCCTAAGTGTCAAGCAGTCAAACGCACCTAAATTCGGGTGCTTTTACAAGGGGTCAAACGCCAAATGCCGACAAATCTCCCGCTCCGGACCGTCCACCGCAAGGTCGACGCGGCGATCGACAACGCAAAGCGCGCCGACCACCGATCGGGGTGGCTGGCGCTCTGGCTGGGGATGGGGCTGGGCTTTCTCGTCCAGCTGATCGTCAGGCTAGGAGGAGGTTGAACCAGGGGTCAAAGGGGACTCCCACGGCATGGGGCGGTCCCAGCTGCGGGGGTGGATGTGCCGCAGCTCTGCCAGCAAGTCGAGCCTGAGCGTCGGCTCGGGCTTGCCCCACAAGTCCGCGACGAGCGACGCGGTCACACTCATGCCCGGCCGTTCGTCGCGCAGCCATTCGTTATCGTCATTGCCGGCGAGCCACTGGATGGCTCGCCGGTAGGTCGCGCGTTTCACTTGATTGCCTCCTGGCAGGCATCCACGAGCCTGTTGTACTCCGGGCCGACATAGGCGTCTTCGGCGTGGCAGATGAAGGCGAGCTGGTGGACCATAAGCCGCACGGCGGGGTCGCTGGTGATCTGCTTGGTGCCGGTGTGGTTCGGCTCGCTGCGGATTTCCCGGCAGGCATCGACGATCGAGAGTGCGATGCCGGAGGGATTGCAGGCGCCGAGCTGGATGGCGATCGCGTCAACGTGGCGTTTTGGCATCATGCCCTCCCGACGCGTTCGAACGGATAGAGCCCGCCGAAGTCGCCCTCGTCGAAGACGTTGACGACGCCGTTGTCGGAAGAGATCGCCACCGCGAAGCCCTGCGGCTCGCTGTAGGTGTCGATCTGCACGACCGTCACGATCTCGCCGGCCGCGAAGTGCTGATCGCCCTCGCCGTCGACTTCGCCCCTGCCGCCGCACAGGACGCGCACCTTGTCGTCGACCTTGAGCGTCTGGGCTTGGTCGAGCGTCATCATCTCGCCGACGATCTCGTAACTGTCGGCCGGGATCGACCAAATCTGGAAGGGGCGGCGGCGGTAGTCGCGCACATGCGCGACCTTGCCGGCTTGGCCGTCCGTGAAGCCGTCCACCACGAACGTCATTCCGAGTGCGCCCTCGCCAACGCGGGCGACGCCGCGAGCGCTCGTGAGCTTGATCATCTTGGTCATCGGGCGGTCTTTCCTTTGTTGCCTTCGTTGAGGATGGCGACGATGCGTTCGAACTTGCTCATCGGCATGCTGCCGAGGCGCTCGACCGCGATGGTGCCGTCGCCTGAGAGCGTGGCCGAGAGGTAGTGGCCGTTGCTGCCGCTGTAGATCGCGGCGCGCTGCTCTTTCTCATTGGTGCGCACGTCGAGACCGGGCAGCCGGGCCTTGAGAGCTGCGGACAGGCGCACGATCGAGGCGCGCCCTTCCGCCATCTTCACCGCATGCTCGCGCTGCAGGCGAAGCGGCTCCTTCGAGGGCTCGATCACACGGCGCTTGATGTCGGCGGCGATGCGCTCGATGGTGCGGCCGTCGGGATTGACGCTCGCGCTCTCGGTCTTGTGCGCCTTGTCGTAGGTGTTGCGATCGTCCCACGGCACCTCCGGCGCGCTGATCGAGACATGCACCCGCTTCTTGTGGTTGTCGGCCGACAGGTTGATGAGATCGGTGCCGACCATGACGCCCTGCCGCTCGTCGGGATACTGAGCCTCGGTCGTGGTCTTGCCGGCGAGTTGCTTGGCGAGATCGGCCGCGAAGCGCACCAGGTCGATGCGCTTCTCGATGCGGCCAAACGATTCGTGGTCTTTGAGATAGGTCACTCTTCGGTCCTCCGGGCGCTGATCTGCCCTTGATCGGTGCGGGGTCGCACCTAGACGCGTGTTCGGTAGAAGAGCCTGGGACGCTCACCGGTCATGAGGGAGTGCGCTGGCTTCCCGGCCACCGCCCTTGCCCCGGGGAGGGTTGGATGCTGGGGCACCCGGTCTCCACACTCGCGGCCTATTGCTTGGGCTCTCTTACCGAGAAACAATCTAGGCCATTATGGCCTAAATAACAAGTGGCCTATATGCTGGCAAATGAGCCCGAAAGACCGCTGCCCGACGACATCGGCGTCGAGGAACTCGCCCGGCTGCTCTCGCTCACCGCGCGCCGGCTCTCGATGCTGGCCGCCGAGGGCATCATCCCGAAGGCGAAGCGCGGGCGCTATCCGTTCATCGCCTCGGTGCAGGGCTATGTCCGCTATCTGAAAGAGGCGGCCGGCGAGGGCGTGAACAACGACTCGCTCACCAAGCAGCGCGCGCGGCTTACGCGGAGTAAAGCAGACATCGCCGAGCTGCAGCGCTCGCGCCTGATGGGCGAGGTGATTCCGGCCAACGAAGTCGTGGCGATGAACACCTCAATCGCGAGCACGGTGCGCACCAAGCTGCTCACGGTGCCGACCAAGTACGCTGCGCGCTTGACGATGATCAAGAAACCCGCCGATGCCGAAACCATCCTCCGATCAGGAATCGAAGAAGCGCTCGAAGACCTCGCCCGGCTCGGTGTTGCTCCTGCCGAGCGCACACCCGGTGGCCGTGCGCGTCGCCGAGATCACGCTGAAGACATTCCGGCCACCGCCGAAGCTGACGATTTCTGAGTGGGCTGATCGCGAGCGCTTTCTCTCGTCGGAATCCTCTGCCGAGCCCGGCCGCTGGCGCACCGATCGCGTGCCCTACATGCGCGAGATCATGGACGCGATCACCGATCCGGCCGTGCGCCAGGTCGTGGTCGCCAAGGCTGCGCAGGTCGCCTACACCGAGGGCATCGTCACCAATGCGTGCGGCTACTACATCGACCAGGACCCGGCGCCGATCCTGATCATCCAGCCGACCTTGGAGCTGGCGGAATCGTGGTCGAAGGATCGGCTCTCGCCGATGCTGCGCGACACGCCCGCGATCACCAACAAGGTGCACGACCCGAAGAGCCGGGACAGTGACAACACGATCCGGCAGAAGGTTTTCCCGGGCGGCCGGCTGACCATCATCGGCGCCAATGCGCCGGCGGGTCTGTCGGCGCGCCCGATCCGCATCGTGATCGGCGACGAGGTCGATCGCTGGCCGGTGTCGGCCGGCACCGAAGGCGACCCGCTCAAGCTCGCGGCCAAGCGCCAGCAAACCTTCTGGAACCGCAAGAACCTGATCGGCTCGACGCCGGTGCGCACCGAGACCTCGGTCATCTGGCGCGAATTTCTCGCCTCCGATCAACGCCGCTATCACGTCCCGTGTCCAGAGTGCGAGGTGGCGCAGACGTTGCGATGGGAGCAAGTGCGCTGGGACAAAGATGAGCACGGCGAGCACATGGCCGAGAGCGCGCACTATGTTTGCGAACATTGCGGTGCGATCTGGGACGATGCGCAGCGCCAGGCCGCGATCCAGAAAGGCAGCTGGCGCGCCGCGCGCACCGGCAAGTATGCGGCCGGCTTTCACATCCCGGGCTTCCTCTCGCCCTGGCTCACGCTCGAAGAGATCGTGCGCGAATTCCTCGCCGCGCGGAACGACCCGCAGCTGTTGCAGGTATGGGTCAATACCGTGCTCGGTGAGCCGTGGGAGGACGCGGTCGAGAAAGTCGACGGCGCGACCTTGAGCAATCGCGGCGAGAACTACACGCCCGAGACGATCCCCGACGCGGCCTTGATCCTGGTTGCCGGCGTCGACGTGCAGATCAATCGGCTGGAGCTGCAGCTGCTCGCCTTCGGGGCGAACGAAGAATGCTGGGTCGTCGACTACCAAGTTTTTCGCGGCGACCCTATTGCCAATGACGTGTGGGCTGATCTCGATGCCTACCTTCTCGATTCGTTCCACACCGACACCGGCCGCGAGCTGCGCATTCGTGCCGCCTGCATCGATAGCGGCGGCCACGCCACCGCCTCGGTGCTCTCGTTCTGCCGGACGCGCTGGCGCCGGAAAATCTACGCCATCAAGGGCCGCGAGGGCCCGATCCCGATCTGGCCGCGCAAAGCTTCGAAGACCAAGACGCGAATCCCGACCGATCTCTTCATCGTCGGCGTCGACACTGCGAAAGATGCTGTCTATGGCCGGCTCAAGATCGTGAAGCCGGGCCCTGGCTTCATCCACTTCCCGGCGAGCGAGGTGTTCGCCGAGACCTACTTCGCGCAGCTGACCTCCGAGCAAGTCGAGATCAGGAAGCACGAGGGCCGGCCCTATCGGGTGTGGGTGCTGCCGAAGAAGCGCACCAACGAAGCGCTCGACACGTTTGTCTATGGACTCGCGGCGCGACACTCGCTGCGGCTGCGGCTTAGCCGGGCCCTCCCTCCCGTGCGCGAGCCGCAGCCGTCAGAGGAGCTGCCCGAGACCGGGCCTGAGCTGACGACGCCACCGACGCGCGAGCCGGAGCCCGTGCGGGCGCCGGTGCGGCACAGCCTGTGGGGTGATCGGCCTGGCGGCAACTGGATGGGCGAGCGCAGCGGCGGATGGTTCAAGAAATGAGGACGCAATGCCTTTCACGTTAATTCAGCTCGCCATCCTGGAAGAGGCGATCGCGTCCGGGACGACCAGCGTCAGCTATGAAGGCAAGAGCGTGACCTATCGCTCGACCGACGAGATGTTGAAGGTGCGCCGCATCATCCGGCAAGCGCTCGGTCTCCTGCCGCAAGGCAAGTCGACGGTGCTGGCTGCGCACGATCGCGCCTTCCCGCCACTGGCCGGCTCTGACGAATGAACTGGCTCGATAACGTCGTCGGCTACTTCTCGCCGCAGCGCGGGCTCAAGCGTGCGCGTGCGCGTCACGCCATGCGCGTCTACGAGGGCGCGGGCGGCGGCCGGCGCGCCAACGCCTGGCGCGCGCGCGGCACCTCGGCGAATGCGGAGATTTCGCAGGGGCTCAAGCCGCTGCGCGATCGCGCCCACGACCTGGTGCGCAACACGCCGCACGCGCCGCGCATGCTCGACGTGTTCACCTCGCACATCATCGGCGAGGGCATCACGCCGGTGCCGAGCACTGGCATGGACAAGCTCGACGCGCGGGTCGAGTGCCTGTGGGAGGAATGGCAAAAGCAGGCCGACGTCGAAGGCATCGACAGCTTCTATTCCCTGCAGCGGCTCGCCGTGCGCGCGATGATCGAGTCGGGCGAGGTCGTGGTGCGCTTCATCAACAGGAAGCGCACCGACATCAAGAGCAAGGTGCCGCTGCAGCTGCAGCTCCTCGAATCCGATCACATTGATTCGTTCCGCGACGGCCCGGTCTTCAACTCGCAGGACGTGGTCGCCGGCACCGAGCGCTCGCGGCTTGGCGTCGGGCTCGGCGAGTTCGATGTGCGCACCGGGCTGTGGCTGTGGCCGGTGCATCCGGGCGAGCTGGGCACGATGGCGGCCAAGATCAACGTGATCTCGAAGTTCGTCGGCAATGACGAGCTGATCCATCTGTTCGGCCGCAACCGTCCCGGCCAGGTGCGCGGCGTGTCCTGGTTCGCGCCGATGCTCACGACCGCGCGCGACTTCGCCGACTTCATGGACGCGGTCACCGTCAAGGCGCGCGTCGAGGCGTGCTTCTCGGCGTTCGTCACGCAGCCCGACGACCTCGGCGAGCTGATCGAGCAGTCGGCAACGGCATCGCCGAGCGACCTGATCTCGGGCGACAATCCGAACGCGACGATGACGACGCTTGAGCCCGGCATGATGAAGCTCCTCAAGCCTGGGCAAGACATCAAGTTCGCGCAGCCGACCACGACCTCGCAGGTCGAGGCGATCATGATGTTCGATCTGATGGCGATGGCCTCGGCGGTCGGGCTCACCTATGACCAGCTCTCGGGCGATCTGCGGCAGGCGAACTACTCCTCGCTGCGCGCCGGCAAGATCGACTTCCGCGCCCTGGTCGAGCAGATTCAGCAGCTCATCGTGATCCCGCGCTTCTGCGATCGCGTCTGGGACCGCTTCATCTCGCAGGCGATCCTGGCTGGCGAGCTGCGCGAGCGCAAGGAAGGCTACCCGGTCGGCTGGGTGACGCCGGCATGGCAGTCCATCAATCCGAAATTCGACGAGGACGCCGAGGGCCGCTCGGTGCGCGCCGGCCGCATGACGCCGCAGCAATACTATGCTGGCTGGGGCGGCAACTGGCGCAAGAACCTCAAGGACATCGCCGAGTTCTACAAGGTCGCCGACGACCTCGGCGTGGCGGTCGAGATCGACGTGCGCAACTACACCCGCGCCGGCTCCAAGCAGCCGCCGGATGTGCAACCGGGCATGCCGGGCGCGGCGCCTGGCGCAACACCTGGTGCGACACCAGGCGCTCCCAACGGCGCGGCCCCGAACGGTGCGGCGGCCCCCAACGGCGCGGCCCCCAACGGCGCGCAGCCGGCCGCAGCGGTGCAGCTGGTCGACGCCAACGGCGAGCCGATCGACCTCACCGACCTGCAAGACCTGCTCGACGAGGCCGAGTCGAGGGGTGTCGACCTTGACGACCTCCCTTTTCGGTTACGGGCCGTTAGGCGGCCGGTTGTGCCGGTGGCCGAAAACGGCCATATAAAGGCGCGTGAGTACAGCGAGGCGGATCACCCACGTGACGAAGACGGTCAATGGACGGACGCGGGCGGCGACACGGGCGGCGGCCAAGGTGGTGACGCGCGACCCGGCGGCGGCAGCGAAGGCGCTCGACCAGGCGCGGGATCAGTTTCTAGCGGATCATCCCGATATCCCGCGGGATCAAGCCCTAAAGATGTGGGCGGAAGCGGGGGGCTAGGTCACCCGGTCCAGGCGTCCTACGCCGCAACCGACGACGAAAAGGCCGCACTCGAAGCGGCCGGCGCCACCCCGCTCGAATTCCACGAGCTGGCCGCAGGTGGCGGGCAGACCTTCCACGACAAGATCGCAGAGGCGAAAGCGGCGAGCGCATTCGGCGCCGCCGTCACCGTCTACACGCCGGCCGAATACGACGGCATGCGCACGTTCGTCACCGCGGACGGCAAGGCCGGCTTCGCGCTCAAGGACGACGACATCATCTCGGTGTTCAAGCATCCGAGCGACACGTCGAGCAAGGCCACGATCTCGATGCTCGGGCTCGCGGTCGAGCAAGGCGGCCGGCGGCTCGATTGCTTCGACACCGCGCTTCCGAACATCTACGCCGCCGCCGGCTTCAAGGCGGTGGCGCGGCTCGCCTGGAATGAGGAGTATGCGCCGCCCGGCTGGGACAAGACGAAATACAGCTCGTTCAATGCCGGCGAGCCCGACGTCGTCTTCATGGTGCACGATGCGACGGCCGAGCCCTACAAGGCCGGCGACGGCGAGACGGTCACGAGCTACGCCGACGGCGTCGCTCTCGCGAAGGCGGCGACCAAAGCCCGCGGCGCGCGCAAGCGCCGCAGGCGCAAGACCGGCAAGCGCGGCGACTACAACGAAGCCGACCACCCGCGGGACGAACTTGGGCAATGGACCGACGGCGGTGGTGGCGATGCCGCGCCCGGCGGCGGGGCCGACGCCGGGACGACGGAAGCGGCGGCCACCGAGGCGCCGCTCAATCCCGCGGTGGTCGACGTCGGCGGCGATGCCTGGAATCGCGAGACCGCGGAGCGGCTGGAGCGGGAGTATTCCGGCGCGCGCGACAAGCTGCAGGCGCTCGTCGATACCGCGATCGGCGAGGACGCACCCGGCGGCTTCGACGAGGAAGACGTCCCCTACGAGCCCGAGACCTGGGACGAACTCAGCGGCGACGTGCAGGAAGAAGCGCAGTCGATGTGGGAGAAGGCCGCCTTCTCCGAGGCTCACGACAACGAAATCCAGCACTGGCACGACAGCGGCGGCGCGCTCGACGACGCCAAGGCAGAGCTGGCCTATTCGTTTGAAAACAACACCACGTCGGATGAGTGGGCGACCGATGCGCTCGCCGAGCTGCGCGACGAGTACAAAGAGGCCGGGACGCACATCCCGTTCACCGATCAGCAGCTCATCGAGGCGCTCAAGGTCGATTACGAGACGGGATATGAGGGCCAGAAAGACCCGACGATCGAGTTCAACGACAGCAAGCTGACCGAGCCCGACAACATCGACCTCTCGCCCAGCCTGCCCGGGATCGACCCGAAGAATCCAGCCGAGTCGCTCACCGAGGCGATGCGCGACGACATCATCTCGACGCTGACCAAGGCGTTCAATGAGGCGGCCGACAAAAAACAGTCGGACATGGAGGCGCCCGAGTATCTGAAAGAGTCGGTCGAGGAATGGCTCCCCGAGGCGTGGCAGAGCAAGCCAGACTCGGAGAAATTCGACTGGACCAAAGAAAATACCCAGATGATTCCGAAGGGCGCGGCCGGCGACGCCTCGGAGAGCGGTGGTCCGATCCAGCTGCCGAACTCGTGGGACCCGCTCGATCACACCCACGGCAAGGGCGGCACCGACTACACCCGGACCCAACAGATCGCGCGGCATCTCTCGGTCGAGCGCGCGGTCGAGGTGCTCGCCGATCGAAAGATCGAGGCCGACAAGAACGACATCCGCAACATGGACCGCGACCTCTGGTCGGGCTGGAAGGATTCCTCGACCGGGACCGAGGGCCGCATCCTGCAGCTCGCGATCGCCGAGGAGCTGGGCGGGCGGTTCCGCGAGCACGGCGACATGATGCGCGAGAACATCACCGCCGAGGCCAACAAGCAGTACCAGCGGGTCGGCGGCCTGGAGGGCGTCAAGGCGTATGTCCGGGCGAAGTGGGAAACCACGCAATATATGCTGGAAAAGTCGGGCGACGACGTGGTCGAACTTTTCCGAGCGGTGAAGATCGATGGGCTGTATAATGAGCCGAAGGCAACCGTGGGCGGCTTCACCAAGCTGACGGATATCGATGTGCAGCGCAGCGGCGCAGCTTCGATGACGACCGACAGGAAGGTCGCCAACGACTGGGGCAACCACGCAACGCGAGTCGTCTTGCGGGCCGAGCTGCCCCGGACGGCGGTGGTCTCTGTCCCGGCTTACGGGCAGAACATCTTCAGCGAGCATGAGGTCGTGATCGCTGGCACGGCCTGGAAGAACTGGGACGCCTGGGAAAGGTTAGCCCCGACGTTCGAACAAGAGCCGATGAAGAAGGGCGGGAAGACATGAGCAAGACCGTGATCGACCTCGACAGCGAACCGGGCCCGCATTGGCTCAAAGAGCAGCGCGACAAAAAAGGCTCGCGCGAGCGGCTCGACGACATCCGCAAAAAGAACCAGAAGAAATTCCACGACAGCCGCAAGGCCGGCACCCCGATCCGGCGCGCCCCCCGCGCCTAACCGCCTGGCGGCGGTCGCTGTCAGCATCTCGACGGATTGTTGAGTGTGGGCCATCGGTGACGCTGGCCTCGCCCGCCGCCACCCCTTTCACATCACGAGGCTTCGCAACGTCCCGCGCGCGAGCGCGGGCGATGGAGTTTGTCATGCCCTTTACCGCATCTGATGCTGCGAGCCACAACGCCGCTTGCAAAGACGACCCCGATCTCTGCGGCGTCTGGGTCGCTGCCGCCAACTCGGCGATCGACGACGGCGAGGAAGAGGCCGACGCCATCACGATCGCCAACGAAGCGGTCGAGGGCGAGAAGAACAAGCGCGCCGCCTCGCGCAAGAAGACGTCCACCCGCAGCAAGCCGAAGGGCCCGCTCGGCGGCGACGGCATCGAGCGCCGCAAGATCGACGCGCCCCTCAATCTGGGCACGCTCAACGAAGAGACG